GGAGCACGCCAACACCAGCCAAAGAGACGCCGACGTCTCGCCGAGAGACGCCGCAGAACCTACCGAAACCTACCGAAATTTGCAAAATTTTACGGTCGGTGATGGCACCCAGCTGACACCCAACCCATCCATCCAACCCCTAGTTGTATGAAAAGCCCAACTCCGTTTGACAAGTTCCCTCGCGCGGGCATACGCGCGTACCTCCCGCATGCGGGCGCGGGGCTGAGAAACCTTTCGCGCGCGGTGATAATCAGAAAGATGTAAGAAAGTAACAACAGTAGTTGTATACCCTACCTACGCGCGCACGCGCGAGTGCGCCGCGGGGGACGCGAGGCCGTGGATCGATGCGCCCGCATACGGGAAGCCCGCACGTATACGCGCATACGCGAGGCGCCACAATTAGTTGGCAGCATTCTATGCTATGCTCGAAGGAACGAAAGGAGGGGCTCATGGCAGAAGACCCCAACGCCCCAGAACCGGCCAGCATCCAAGTCCAAGTGGTCGTGTCCCGAGAGGATTATCAGAACATCGTGGCATCGGCCACCGGCGACTACCTACCAAGATCCGACGACATCCTCCTCTGGGCCGCCACAGTCATTGCTGGCGTCATCCAACACGCGAAGGGACAACAGGATGCCTGATCCGCCCACCCCCACCCTGGGCGAGCCGATGGTGCCGCTGCGGTACGCCCAGAGCGTTGTGGACCAGGTGTGCGCGTCCGTTCGCCCGGTTACCGCGGTCGGCGCGAAGCGTTTTCTCAACGCTGCCGCCGTGCTGTGGCCGGTTGAGGTCGCGCCGCCGACCAGCGCGCCGATGGTTCGGTTCGTTGATGTAGAGCAGGCAGCTATCGAGGCCAAGAGCCACGCCGAACTCGTCGGCATCCTGCTCAAGCTACGGCCGAACGCATCCGCCGCGGCGCCGCCGACCAGCAACCAACTACGCGACGCGGCACAGGCCGTCGCCGACGCATGGGACGAAGCACACCGCGGACAGAACGACATAGCCGGACACCTCGCCGCCCACCGCCACGAGGACGGCAACCTACATACGCCGATCGAAGACCTCCGCGACGCGTTGGCGGCCGCCGCCACACCTGGACCGACAGAGGACGCGTGCCCGAACTGCGGAGCCTTCGCAGGAGAGCCCTGCGTCGAGTTCCCAGGCGGTTCCGTCGGACCGTGCGATGCACGCTCCGTCCCAGCTGCCGCCACACCCGGAATCGTCATCGACCGCGAAACGGCAAACGCGGCACGTGCCGCGCTCCGATACGTCGTGGTCGACACCGGCGGCGGAGACCACGACGACCGCACCGCTCTCGCCCGCCTCGACGCCGCCCTCGCCGACACCCAGGAGACCACGCCGTGAGCGGCGCACCGTGCTACTACTGCGGCCTGCGCCACGGCGTCCACAAGAGCGCCTGTCCGAACGGGAGGAAGCGTGCCTGACGAGACGACGCGGCTCGTGCGGAGCGACGATGCGATGCGCGAAGCCGTCGCCTACGCCGTCGACGTCTACAGGTGGCCCGACGCCAAGACCCGCGACGACGCCCGCCGCTTCGTCGCCGCGTTCGACGCTGCACCGCGCACCCCGACCAGCAGCGTCACCGTCGACGCCAGCGACCTCGCGCTCGTGCTGAGGCCAACGCCGAGCAACAGGGCACGGAGGCTCGCCGCCATCGTCCGTCTCGACGCCGCCCTCAAGGAGTCCGATGGCTGATCACCTATCTCGAGCCGGACTAGCCAACTTCTGGGACAATGCCACGCGCATGCCCGATCCCGAGCGCGGCGGATTCCCGTTCTCGCCAGGCGGCGCCAAGATCAACGAGCCACCGCATGAGCCGGAGTACAGTCGGCCTGCCGGTGAAATCACCGAGGACACCAAGCACTGGTGGGAGCAGGACATGGCCAGCACCGTCAAGTGGATCTCGGTGCCGCTCATGCCTGACACCTACATGCACCTCAGGCACGGGATGACATCATTGCTGACCCGTGAGATGATCCAAGTTATCCTGAATGACTTGGCCGTGTCCATCAGCAGAAGCCGTGAGGAGACCCATGCCCCGCAGAATCGCCAAGCAGACGCTCAGCGAGAACTCCCGCCAAATCCGAATGCACCAACAGCAGATGAACTCCGGTGGGGACGCCGATCCTGAGAAGGTTGGCGGCTCGAACTGGTGGCGCTACCACCTCGTAGCGATCGACCCGGGCGTGACAACCGGAGTTGCCATCTTTCACTTTCCGCCGCGCACAGTACAGGGCGCACGGCCTCCGGCGGTACAGACTCACCAAGTCCATACAGCCGAGAACATCCCCATCGCTGGCTTGGCATCAACGATCTTCCTGCCGAAGCGCCCTCACGCCATCGTGATCGAGCAGTACGTGACCCGACCTAGCGGTCACGGCTCTGTCGGCAGCCGGCATCACACCGAATTGTCACCTATTTGGGTTGCTGGACAGCTGCTGGGCTGGTTAGAAGCCCAACAAGGCAAGAAACCGGCCATTTATTGGCAGCAGGCGGGTCTCGCGATGGGCGCATTCCCGCCGAAACGGCTCAAAGACCTGTTCCCGAGCCTCTACCGGCAGACCAGAGGCCAACCGCATGCCCGTGACGCTCTGATACATGGCCTTCGCTGGCTGAAAGCCGAGCGAAACGACCTATTCATGCGGGTTCCGCGCGATTGAGCTTGATCGCGCGTAGGGGCGCGTGCTAACATGCCGCCCCGTGGCATCTATTGCGATCCCGGAGCTGAACCGTGCCATGCGCAATGTGCGCAGGCGGGGTGACTACACCGACCCCAAGACCGACAGCTACGGGAAGACGAGGCGCAAGCAAACTTGGGGGCCGGCGAAGCCCAAGCCGAAGGTGCGGCGAGTCGCCAAGCGACCGCTAGACACCGAGTACGTGCCGATCCAACTTCCGGACTTCCAGCCGGACATGGACGTCCGTACCTGTGGCGCCATCTTGGCCGGTCGCAATCGTGGCCTCCCGTGTCAGCAGCCGTCAGGCCGCGGAACCCGACACCGCGGGTGGGGTAGGTGTAACCTCCACGGAGGGAACACCGTGGCTGGTGAACGGGAGGCCGCGGCAATGGAGGCCGCTGCCTCTGCCATGCGCAGTAAGATCGTCCCTGATGGCTTGCGAAAGCAGCAGGTTATCAGCCAACTCTATGCTGCCCGCGTCGAGATCGAGCCAGAGGACGCGATGGGGCAGGAGTTGGAGCGCACACAGGGCGCGATCGAGTTCCTGATCCAAGTTCTGGGCACGAAGACGCTAGCCGAGTTGGAGTCCACAGCCGAGGGCCGTGTAGCGCGCGAGCTTCTCAAGGAGGAGCGCGATCGACTCACCCGGCTTGCAAAGTCCATGATCGACATCGACTTCCGTGAGCGCCAGGGCTCCATGGCCGAGCAGCTTGCAGCGCCGATCGTCGCGATCATCCAGGGCGTGGTCGGAGAGCTTCAGCTAGATGCCAACCAGCAGGCGGCAGTCGGCGGGCTCGTGCGCAAGCATCTGGAGCTAATTGCTGGCAGCGGTGCCGAGGTCGGCGAGGTCGAGGTCACCCCGCTCATCGAAGACAAGGTGGCGTAATGCTCAAGGGACTCCAGTCCACGTTCAACTACGAATGCTGGGCCGGAGAAACCTTCGATGAGACGACCACCTATCTGATCGAGGGCATTGTCGTTCCGATGTCCAATAAGACCGGTCGTTGGCAGGTCAGGGCGACGACGGATATCAGCCCGGTCGCTCCGGACACTCCTCTTTGGTCGGTGACTTCGCAGGCCAATCCTACGCGGGTGGTGCTGGACGATGAGGCACCCAATATCCGCCTCATCATCCCGGCTACCACGACGGAGGGCTTCGCACCTGGCAACTACGTACATGAGTTCGAGTACGAGGATGTTGACGGCCGCGTAACCAAGGTGTTCCGTGGCCTGTTCGTTGTCAGGGCCGAAATCACAAGGTAGGAGAGGAAATGGCTGACGTAGTATGCAATATTGCCAAGGGCCGCATCGTCGAGCTGTACAACCGGGTCAAGAACAACGACCCGGCCAACTCGGCGTTTCTGCTCGTTGGCCTTACCGGCGTCGAAACGGATGACAACATCCGCGATGCCGATACGCTGACGGCGATCATTGCCCTCGCGCTGAACGAGGTCACCAATGGTGGCTACGCACGCAAGGTGCTCACGGACGCGGACATCGCATCGCTTCCAGCACCGGACGACACCAACAACTGGTACGGGGTCGATCTTCCCGACTGGGCGATGGGCACGATCCTGGCAGGAGACAACTGGTCTCGCGTCGGGCTGTGCTATGACGGCGACACGACTAGCGGCGGTGACGCGAACATCATGCCGCTGATCGTCTGGGACTACGTGCTCAACGCCGATGGCTCCAGCGTCACGCTCCAGTTCAACGCGTCCGGCATCTTCCGGGCCACGTAGGACTAGGCCATGGCAGTCACTGGCCGGCTCCAGCCCAGCTTCACCGGGCAGGTGCTCAACAAGGAGATTGACTGGGACACCGATCCTCTACGCGGTCGGCTCCTGTCGTCTTCCTACACACCCGATGTCCTTCACGACTACGCCAACGACCTGTCGGGCGAGCTTGCGACGGCCAACGGATACACGGCCGGCGGAGTGCTGCTGACCACGCCGACGCGCGTGCGCACGCTCGCCAACGCATGGGGCGCAGCGCGAGCGAACTCCACCGCCTACGCGGTGGGCGATGTCGTTCGTCCGTCCACCGGCAACGCGCACCTGTACCAGTGCATTGTTGCCGGCACGTCCGGTGGATCGCCGCCATCGTTCCCGACGGTGCCCGGTCAGATCGTTACCGACGGCACGGTCACCTGGGCAGAGGTGGGCATCGCCATCACGGTGCTGCGCACCGATGCCGCTTCCTGGACGCTGTCGGGCTCGATCACAGCACGGTACTTCGCCATCGTGGACGCGAACACCGGTGCCGACAACACCCGCCCTCTCATCATCGTCCAGGACTTCGGCGCCGATGAGACCGGCAACTCGCAGTTCAACGTCACGCCACATTCCCTCCTGGGCTGGGCGTACGCCTTCGACAGCTAGGAGGGAAGATGGCTGACTCTGTAGACTACGCAGCACTCAAGCAGGCGGGCGATGTTGTCGACACCGACAAGTTCGCGCCGCTCGTCAAGCTAGCCGTCTCTGCTGACGGATCGGACGCGTTGGTCGGCCTGACAGCTACCACGTTCTCTGATCTGCTCACGCAGATGACCAGCGCGGCGTCCTCCTTGTCTTCGCTGCTCGCAGCGCAGGGGCTCCATGGGGCTGATGCCGCCGATCTGCTCAACGGCCATGTCACGTTGACCAATACCACGGCAGCCGACGTGCTGGCGGCGATCGGCTCGACGGTGATCGTAGCGACGTCGATCCTGGTCGTCAACAAGCATTCGACTGTGGACACCGTGGTTGAGATCAGGGACGGCACGACCGTCAAGATCCAGGCCATGGCCAAGGCCAACGGGGGTGGCTTTGCGCTCGCAGGAGCCAAGATCCTTGCCGGTACGTCCGGCGCCGCCATCACCGCGCGCAACGTGACCACTGGATCCGACGTGGACATCTTCGTCGGCGGGTACAAGGTCTCGTAGCTCGTGGCTGCCACCCACAAGTTCACGGCTGGCACGCAGCCGACCGGCACTGGCACGTCTTCCACCTTCACGAGCCCGAACACCGCGGCGGGAGACGTGGCGGTTGGTGACATCGTAATCGCCACCGTCGGTATGGACGGGGCACCGGGTGGCAGTGGCAAGCCGACCTGCTCCCCTGCCGCCGGTGCGATGACGTTGGTCTGCGAGTTCGATCAGTCGGCATCGTTCTACAACTGGATCGGTATCTACATCTGCACGTCAGCGATCGCTCGTAACACCATCTACACGGTCTCCTGGACGACTGCTCGCGGTATTCGCATTGTTCATGGCACGTCCTATAGCGCGACAGAGACCTTCGGAGAGCTAGTGGCCCAAGGCGCTACGTTCGCCACGGGGTCGAGCCCGACCGGGCCAAATGCCAGCGAGAAGGTAGGGCCAGTAGGCGTCGCCTTCGGCGGGGCCAACTTTCCTGCTGCCGCGACAGACGTCACTCCGGTCTCAGCAGGAGGCACAACCGGTATCGGTTACCGGTCCATCTGGCATAACGCCGACAACTCTTCGATCACGCCTGGCACCGGTTGGACGAGTCGGCGCGCAGCGAGCAACACGGCGGGTGCGTTCTCGTGGATTCACGACAACATCCGCACGTCTGGTGGCGCCTACGCAACACAGGCCACGGCCATGACGACCTTCGCCACGCGTAACGGCGTAGTGGTTCACATCCCGACCGGCGCAGCATCCGGCGGTGGCGGCGGCGGTGGCGCAGCGGCCAAGCGCCTGCTGCTCGGGGTCGGCGGCGTCTAGTGGCATTCACTGTTACTAGTGGTTCTGTTGTCAACCACCAGACGTCCCCGGGCGTTCCAGGCCTGTTTGACGTAGCCATGTTCGTGGCTGACAAGAACAACTTTACGCATGAGTGTTTCATCCTGGACGGGTCTGGTGTCTCTCCCAACCCGAACCAGGTGGAGTGGAAGTGTACCGGCAACACCAACTTCGTTTGGCGTAACTTCGAGTGCCGGCGCGTGTCGGAGGGACCGGGTGATGGCGGCGGCGACCCCCACGAGCACATCGAGGGCGTGTACTGCGGCGCCAATAGACAAGGACTCTGGGAGTACGGATACTGGCACCATATCGACTCGTCCACCGTCATCGGTGCGTTCATTACGTACTGGAACTTTACAGCGGGGGCGCCCGGCAGTATCGGGCATCGTACTTGCCAGGATATCACGTTCCGGAAGTGCCGCTTTGGAGTAAGCGGCTACAACGGTAATGGCCAGAACTATGATGGCTCTGGTCTGAATAACATCGTAACTAGTCAGCACCTTGGTCTGGGCGCGCATACCAATATTCGCTTTGAGGATTGCCAGCTACGGCAGGGTGTCTCCAAGGGCGACGGCGGAATCTGGACGTACAATGGCTCTACCTCTGGCGGCAGTGGAGCGGGCTTTCTCTCCGTCCCTACTGCCCAGGCCGATGCCGGTAACTGGCCTGCATTCCCAGATGGCACACAGGGGCCGCCCGTTTCGTTCAACCAGGGCGTAGTCATTGACCCTGCCGATATCGCTGCTCGGGCAGTTCGCACGCCGAAGACCTTGGCCGCAATGGCATCGATTGCGACGATCATCGATCCGGGCGAGAGCGGCCCGTACGCCAGTAGCCTGGTCATAACCGGCAATAGGGCTTCGCGCTAGTGCCATTCCCGTTGCTCACTCCGAACGCGCCGCCAAGGCGGTCGTTCCTGCTGTTGCAGCGACGCCCTGCCACACTCCAGGCAGGTGTTGTCAAGACGATCGCTGCGCAGCCGGTCAGCTTCGGGTTCAATGGCGCCACCGGTGATGCAGAGGTACTGATCTCCCATCAGGTGCCACTCCCTCGCCAGGGGATGCGATGGAAGGCGGCGCCGGCACGACTGCTGCGCGAGATCACTGTCACCGAGGAGACCAGCACTACATTCCCGGTCACGTCTGTACGCTCTAAGGACATCCCGGTCGTCGTTGGCACTGAAGTACCGCTCGCGCCGAGCAAGGCCAAGGAGAAGGCCGTCGGGTCGCTTCTCCAGAGCACGGAAGTTGTATTCCCTGTAACGGTAGTCAAGACTTACACGGTCGGTCTGACTCAGGAAGCGGACAGCACCGCTGCACTCTCCTCGACCAAGAGCAAGGGCATCGGGATCGCAGCCGAGTCCAGCTTTGAATTGCCGATCGAGATTCCGGACATCACGGTCATCGAAGTCGGGATCACTGCTGAGTCTAGCCAGGCACTGTCACTCCAGCAGTCGATCAAGACCAAGGCGGTCGCGCTCGCTACAGAGACCGATGCGTCTCTTACGCCGACGCCAACAAAGACTTCGGTCATCGGCTTGGCGACAGAGATCCAGACCCCGATCGCGCTCGGGATCACGCAGAAGCTGTTCCCGCCACTTGGTATCCTCTCGGAGTCTGATCAGGCACTCCAGTCGATCGTGGCCAAGCTGACTCAGGTTGGCATCGCCCAGCATGGTTCCGAGGCGCTTCCGTTGGACTTTGGCTTCAAGGAGAAGTTTGTTGGTCTCATCACCGAGGTTGACGAGGCGCTTGGGTTTGATCCTGCGCTGCCGGCATCTGGTCGGCGTGCGCGCATCTTGAATGTCCCTGCCAAGGCTGGGAGGGTCATCGATGCCTAGAAGGATCGCCCGACGCAACTTCATCGACCGAGCCAAGGCCGATGCCTTCATGCTGGCTGCTGATCGCCTCGATCCTCAGCCGAGTCCGTACCAGAACGATCCCGCCGGCTGGGTTACCGCCAAGACTCACGAGTACCTGTGGTCGAAGCAGAAGGAGATTCTCCAGAGTCTGCGCGACAACCGTTACACCGCGGTGATGTCGTGCCACGACTCGGGCAAGTCTTTCATCGCTTCTCGCGCCATGGCTTGGTGGGGTGACGTCCACCCGCCGATGGAAGCGTTCGTTGTCAGCACCGCGCCAACGTGGCCGCAGGTGAAGACGATCCTCTGGCGCGAGCTTATGCGCGCGCACACCAAGGGACGGCTCGACGGACGCATTACTCTCGACTGCCACTGGCGTCTCGGCAAGCGGTATGACTCGGAGATCATCGGGTACGGTCGTAAGCCAGCTGACTACGATGCGTCCGGCTTCCAGGGCATCCACCAGAAGTACGTGCTGGCCGTGATCGATGAGGCCGGCGGCGTCCCCAAGGTGCTGTTCGATGCGGTTGACACGATCGTCACCAACAAGCATTGCCGCGTGCTGGCGATCGGCAACCCGGATGACCCGTCCAGCTACTTCCGTGAAATCTGCATGAATGAGAAGCTGGGCTGGAACGTCATCCAGATCGACGGCCTTCAGACCCCCAACTTTACCGAGGAGTACGTACCCGCCCACCTGCGCGACCTGCTGCTCTCGCCCGAGTGGGTTGAGGAGCGCCGCGTGCGCTGGGGCGAGGCGTCGCCGCTCTTTACCTCCAAGGTGCGCGGCCGGTTCCCTGACACGTCCGATGATGCGCTGATCCCGCCTGCGTGGCTATATCCTGCGATCAATAGGAAGCTGAGCGGCACGGGTCGCGAGCCGGGCGTGTACGGATTGGACATCGCGCGATCTGGCACCGATCGCTCCGTCTGCTATCGTAACCGCGGAGGGTACGTCAACGAGGTCTTCAAGACCGGACACCCGGACACGATGCACGTGGCCCGTCTCATGCAGGCGGACATGGCGGGGAAGCGAGGAGTACGTGCCGTTGCGGATGAGGTTGGCGTTGGCGCTGGGGCTGTTGACAAACTCCGTGAGGACGGGGTTGACGTCTACGGGTACAACGGCGGTCGTATGGCTGTTGATACCGAGCACTTCGTCAATGCTCGCTCCGAAGACTTCTGGTATCTCCGGACTCGATTCCAGGACGGCACTATCTCCATCCCGGATGACGATGACCTCAAGAATCAGCTGCTTCAGCTCAAGTGGTCGATTCTACCGCGCACTGAGAAGATTGTCGTAGAGTCCAAGGAAGACTACAAGAAGCGCACCAATTCTACGAGCCCCGATGAAGCTGACGCGTTGATGATGTGCTTCGTAGGGGACGGGGCGAACGCTGCCGAGCCACTGGAGAACCTCGTGTCCGAACTTGATGATCATGGCCGGAGTGACGAGGAAGTGGCGAACGCATTTGGCCATTCGTTCTCGGAGCCAGGTACTATTGCTGACGTCCTGGAGGTGGTCTGGTAATGGCGCTGCCCGATGCACCGAAGGGCCAGCGCTCCGAAGCGTTCCTGGATGTCTCCTTCCCGGGACTGCCCGAGTGGATGGGCGGGAACTGGGAGTTCTGGGCCAACGATATGGAGCGCGTACCGGAGCTCAAGTGGCCCCGGTCGGCGCAGACCTACGAGACCATGCGCACGGACTCGCAGGTGGACTCGCTCTGGCAGGGCACCACACTCGGCATCCAGCGCTATCGGTGGTTCATCAATCCGAATGGCGCTTCCGAGGCGATGGTACAGGCATGCCATGAGGACTTTGGCTTGCCCGTGCTCGATCAGGAGCAGCTGGACATCCCGCGCTCGCGCGATCGGTTCAGCTGGAATGATCACCTGCGCCTCGCGCTGCTGAGCAAGGTCTTCGGCCATTCGTTCTTCGAGCAGGTTGGCGAGATCAGGGATAATCTCTGGCGGCTCCAGAAGCTCGCATATATCCCGCCACGAACGATCAAGGACATCAAGGCTGCCGACTCGGGCGGCCTGATCTGGATCGCTCAGCAGGCGCGCACGTTCGACCAGAGCGTGCCAAACGGACTGCGCAAGCTGCCGGTCAGCCGGCTCGTCGCGTACGTCAATCAGCGCGAGGGCGCGAACTGGGTCGGTCGGTCGATGTTCCGGTCGATCTACAAGAACTGGCTGTCTAAGGATCGCCTGCTGCGACTTGACCTGATCAAGCACGAGCGCAATAGCCTTGGCATCCCGGGCATCAAGCTGCCCGATCGCGCCTCGACCCAGCAGATTGCTGCTGCCCAGCAGATCGCGTCGGCGCTCAAGTCGGGTGAATACAGCGGGCTCACGCTCCCGGGCGGGATGGAGCTAGACCTACATGGCGTCAAGGGCTCGACGTCGAACCCGCTCGATTCGATCCGATACCATGACGAGCAGATGGCCCGCAAGTTCCTCCAGATGTTCGCGCAGCTGGGGACGACGAGTTATGGATCCCGCGCGCTGTCGGAGTCGTTCATTGACTACTTCAGCCTGTCGCAGATGGCGCTCGCCGAGGATATCCGCGATACCTTCAACCAGCACGTCATCGAAGACTACGTTGACTGGAACGAGGGTCCGGACGCGAAGTGTCCGATCATCCAGTTCGACAGGAACGAAGACCCTGACCTCGCAACTGCTGACTTGGTGGCTGCGGTTGACAAGGGCATCCTCACCGTCGATCTAGAGACTGAGAATTGGCTTCGCCGGCGCTGGAACCTCCCCAAGATCGATGAGGCGGAGCGCGAGGAGATCAAGGAAGCCGAGAAGCCACCTGCGCCTGTTGCTCCGTCAACGGACACCCCTCCCACTCCGAACAAGGCGCAGAGGGACGCCCGTCAGGCCCACCGGGAACCTGTGCATGGATCTTTCCGTGCCCCCGCTGGTGCCTGGCGGGTGGCTAAGCCTCACGAGGTTACTGCTGCCGCCGACTTTGATGGCATGCAGACCGAGTGGAAGACCTTCCAGACAAGTCTGTTGCAGGACTGGGCCGGCATACGTGCTGAGCAGGTGGAGTCGCTGGCGGACCAGATCAAGTCCGGGGCCGATGCGGCTTCGCTGTACGCTCCTCGCATCGGCGCTGATGAACTGATCGACGCAGGAATGGGGATGGCCAATGCGGGGATTCAGGCGGCGACTGCGGAGTTGGTGGCGCAGGGCCGGGAACTCACAGCGGTCACCGATACCGAGGCCAGTCTGATCGTCTCGCGTCAGGCCACTCTCGTGCAGGAGATGATGGCAACCGGGCTGGAGCAGGCTGCGATGACCAGGATGTCTCGCGCCGCCACCGGAGACCTAGCTGCTGACGCGCTCGATGTGGTGAAGTATCTCGATGACCTTAGCCCCGCCTGGCTAGAGGATCAGCTTGGTGGATATCTCACCGCAGCACAGAATACCGGCAGGGCCTTGGTGTTCGAGCGGGCTGAGGCAGAGAGCGGTGCCGGCCTGGTCTACTACGCCAGCGAGATCATGGATACCAACACCTGCAAGAACTGTCGCCAGATCGACGGATCGCAGTATGCTACCATAGGTGATGCACGCCAGGCCTACCCACTGGGTGGGTACAAGAACTGCAAGGGCGGCGCTCGCTGCCGGGGGACGCTTGTAGCGGTGGTACAGCAATGACAACTTTTGTCACCATGCATCGCGTCCCCATCATGGATGTGGGCGAATGGGATGCCCTCTCGGGCGATGGCGTATTTACGCTGGATCACCTCCAGTCGATCGTCTCTGCCCAGAGCGATTCCCATGTCCCGAGCGCACGGCTCAAGATCGGGCACTGGATCGATCCCGATGGCCAGGAAGTCACGTTCGCAAGCGAGCCCGTGTTTGGCACGCTTGCGAACTACGAGATCGATGGACTAACGCTCTACTGCGACATCATCGGCGTGCCGTCGTGGTTCGCAGAGATTTGGCCAACTGCATTCCCGAGCCGGTCGATCGAAGGATGGAAGAACTTCAACGCATCGAGTGGCAAGAACTACCCGATGATCCTGACGGCGCTCAGCCTACTGGGCGTCCACATGCCCGCTGTCAGCACTCTGCCGGATTTGGCAGAACTGTACTCCTCCGAAGATGTCCCGGAGGGTGTCGTACTGGCTAGCTACAAAGGAGGGAAGCCAGTGCCGCCGGAACAGGCGGCCGTCAGCGTAGACAACCTGAGGCGATCGTTCTATGATGACTTCGCCCAGGGCGACTACTACTGGTGGTGGATCCGTGAGGTCCAGCTCGATCCCCAGCAGGTCATCGCGGACGATGACGATGGCAACCTGCTGCGGGTCACGTACACCTTGTCCGGAGATGAGGTTACGTGGGGAGAGCCGGTGCCCGTGGAGATCATCTACCAGGACAAGGTCGCAGCAGCCGCCGCTGGCGGCACAACCATGACGGTGTTCGCATCCGCCGCGGACAGCCGCCCCGAGGGACGAAACAAGGAGAAGGATATGGCGGGCAATACCAAGGTCAAGGCCAACGCCGAGACCGATCCCAAGCCGGACGAGCCGGAAACCAAGCCGGACGAGCCCGGAACCACCGACGATCCCAAGCCCGACGAGCCCGAGATCAAGTCCGAGGTGGCTACGGTCACGGTGCCTGAGGGCATGGTGCTCGTGGATGCGGAGACGCTGGAGCTTCTGAAGGCAGGTGCCAAGGCCGGAGCCGACGCACGCGCCGAGCAGCTGTCTGCCAAGAACAGCCGCATCCTCGATGACGCCGTCAAGGCGGGCAAGTTCGCCCCGTCCCAGAGGGAGCGGTTCAGCAAGCTGCTGGAAGCCGACCCCGAGGGCACCGAGGCGCTGATCGGCCAGCTGGCCGATGGCCTCGTGCCGGTCGAGCAGCGTTCGTCTGCCAAGGAGGGCGGCACCGGAAGCGATCGCGCCGCCTCCAACGGCGACGCCAGCGACTACCCGGGCGAGTGGCTCGGCACCAAGGAGCGCGCGAAGGTCGCCGCTCACTACCGCGATGGAGGGGACGAGTAGATGGCTCTCGCCAACCCCTGCATCCCGCTGTTCGAGCCCAGCGACGAGATCACCATGATCGCGGACGCGACGCTGGCGGGCTGCACGTTCGTGTCGGTCAAGGCCAACACTGCTCTGGATGCCACTTCGGGTCTCCAGCGGTGCGTCCAGACCGCTGCTGACGCCAAGCCGTTCGGCGTGATCCATGGCGATCACATCCAGCACCAGACGTGCAAGGTGATCATGGGGAACAAGATCGTCCCCGTGCGCACCGTCGCGGCCATCCAGTCCGGACAGGGCCTGGAGGTCGGCACGGCCGGCAAGGTGGTGCCGTTCAACGATGGCATCCGCGTCGGCACCGCTCTGACCAACGCGGCGGACGGCGAACTCTGCTTCGTCCGCCTGGAACTCTAGGAAGGAGGGACAATGCCAGTCGCACAGCATCCGCTCGGGCCGCCTACGGTCTCGGGCAATGACATCACCGTGGACGTCATGATGGAGGAGCCGACGCGCGTCACGCGCTTCCTCTCCGACATCACCCTCCAGGACTTCATCCTGGAGGACCTGTTCGTGTCCGCGGGCGGCGTCAGCGGTGGAGCGGTCATCTATGACCAGCCCACCGTGAACGAGTTGTACCCGGAGCGCGACGTCCAGCAGGTCGAGGTTGGGGCCGAGTTCCCCGTCCTGACCAGCGATCGCCGCGCACCGCTCGTCGCCCTGGTCGAGAAGTGGGGCGGCAAGGTCTGGATCCCCGACGAGGCCGTCCGGCGCAACCAGAGCATGGTCTACCAGCGCGAACTGCGCAAGATGGCCAATGCGATGGTGCGCAAGCTCAACACGCGTGCGATCCAGATCATCGAGGCGGCAATCACCGCTGGCTCGGGCCTGCACGACATGACGGGCCACGACTGGGACGCCATCATCCTCGATGGCAACTCGCCGACGGTGCCGACGTCCCGTGCCTCTGCTGACTTCATCACCGCACAGATGGAGCGCAATCAGCAGGAGCTGGGGATCGTCTTCGACCGTCTCATCATGAACCCGGCCCAGGAGGCCGCGCTCATGATCGCGTACGGCGAGAAGTACCCCACGCTGCTCCAGGCACATGGCCTGACGCCCCGCGTCTCCAACCGTGTGGCTGCCGGCACGGCCTACCTGGTCGCCTCCGGGCAGCTGGGAGAGATGCGCGTCGAGAAGCCGCTGTCCACGGAGACGTGGCGCGAGCGGAAGACGCAGCGCAACTGGACGCAGACGGACTGGGTTGGCGTGTTCTACGTCGCCAATCCGTACGCTGTCATGAAGCTGACGGGTCTCTAGGCCGATGGCACGCAAGGTCGCACGAGACACGCACAGCGCCACCGCCAGCAAGGAGCGGGACCGGCGCGAGAAGGTCACCGTTCGCCAGGCGGTGTTCGCGTACGACGACGAGATGGGCGTCCACCGGCGCGCGCGCCGCGGGGCGGTCATCTATGTGACCGATGCCGACTACGAGCGCGGCATGCAGGGCGGCGCCTTCAAGGAGGGCTTCACCGGGAACCAGATCGGCATCATGACCCCTCAGATGTACGCGAAGGGTCAGCCGGCCACCCAGGAGCAGGCCGCGATCGCTGCGTCCCCGCTCCCGGTTCAGATCGATGTCCTCAAGCAGCAGGTCGCTCAGCTGGAGGCACAGCACCGCGCCGAGGAGGCCGAGCGCCTGGATCCCCAGACGACCGGCCCTGTCGGCACGACCGAGGGTGGTCTGGCCGAGGGCGTGTCCATGCCCACCCGGGCGGACGGCACGGTCATCGGCGGCAAGAGCGACGTCGAGCTGGAGTCCGAGATCGAGGGCATGAACGACGAGGAGCTGGAGAAGTTCGTGACCTCCAGCTCTGTCCAGGCGATCACGGACGAGTTGGTCACCATGGAGGACGCGGATCGCGTGCTCGCCATGGAGGAGCGCACGACCAACAACGATCCGCGCAAGACCCTCGTGACCGCCATCGAGGCGCACAAGACGGCCCTGCTGGCTCGGGCCGAGAACGACGATCCCAACAGGGAGCCCGACGACCTGGGCGGCCCCACCGATCCCGACCCCAACGAGGGGCAGGGCTAGAACATGGCTGAGGCCTGGTACCCGTCGCTCGACACGATCGCCGCGATCATCCGCGCGCGCCTGAAGAACCAGTTGGCGGGCGAGGACGCTACGTGGAGCGACAGTACCAGGCCGACAGCCGCGCAAGTTCGGGAGTTGATCCCGCTAGCAGCGATTGACATACTCCCGTGCCTGGGCGACCCCACCACCCTGCCGATCAAGTACCACGAGGCAGTCGGTGGTGTGGTCGCCCTGCGCACGGCAATGATGATCGAGCTTGGATTCTTCCCCGAGCAGATGCAGGCCGATCGATCGGCCTACAACGAGTATGTCACGTTCTACAGCATGGCGAAGGCAGCGATCTGCTCCATCCTTGCTGAAGACCCTGACGTCACAACGATTTCGTTCGATATCCCAACTGGCAACTTCCCGTGCTACGGATGGGTGTGGCTGGACGTTGGAGAGGTCGCTGGCGTTGTCGCGAACGACGGGTCGCTCTTTACCTATGACGACATCATCGCCGCGCTGACCGCGCTCCAAGAGGCTGGCAGCTAGCCGTGCATCGTCGCGCCATGACGACGTGTGAGTCGCGGCTAGCTGCCGCTGGTACCTGATGGCAACTATCGACATCGATGTCTTTGGTCACCGGAAGGCCATGCGCCGCATCATTACTGTTGGCGAACATGCGGCCAATCTTGCTCCGGCCTACATGTGGATCAGCCGAGACTTCGAGCGCATCGAGACATCCCAGTTCGAGACCAAGGGCGCGTACGGTGGCCATCCTTGGGCGCCAATCTCGGACTCTTGGGCCAAGCAGAAGGCAGCCGCAGGCGGTGATCCGCGCGTGCTACACTTCACCCTGGCACTACGCAACTCGCTGACGCGGCGGAACGCCCGTGGCGCGGTCAGGACGGTACGGCCAGACTCGCTGACGATGGGCACCCGAATCCCCTACTCTCACTTCCATGTTACTGGCACGCGCTATATGGACGCGCGGCAGCCCATCGTCATACCTGGCCATGATCGACGGCGCTGGAACAAGGCGCTGACCTACTACATCATGCACGGTAGGATGCCCTGATGGCGCCATTCTCCGGTAAGCTACTGGAGCAGGCGCTCATCGAACTCCTGCGCGACAAGATGCCTTTGTATCTGGAAGAGTACCTGCCAGGTGTGCAGCATCCGCGATCGTACATGCGCCGCAATCGCGTTGACCGCTGGGCCGAAGACCAACTGCCGTCGATCGTAGTCGCCTCTGTTGGGCTGACCGGGGATCGTCCGCAGAAGACAAGAGGAGGTGACGACGGCCGGGAGATGTTCATCACGCACTGGGGCTTTGGTATCGGCGCGATCGTGATGTCGTCAGATCAGGAGTCTACCCGCGACATCGCGGAGGACTACGCTGCCATCGCGCGCACGCTGATCCTGCACAACAAGAGCCTTACCGGCATCGCAGAGGATACCACCTGGGTGGACGAGTCGTTTGACGAGATGTTCATCCAGGAGATGGAGCGAACTCTGCTCGCCTCAGTCGTGTTGTTCAGCACCCAAATCAATGTTCCGACCGAACCGAAGCCACGCGAGATCATTCGCACGGCTGACTCCGTCACTGTGGACGTTCGTCCCAAGGAGGACTAGTGACCGACAAGGACAAGCCGTCCAACAGGGACGGTGACCTGGTCGATGTCTGGTACAACGCTTCGGCGTTGCCGATCGATCTGTTCGACGGGCGTATGGTCGCGCCCGGCACGGTGCTGAGGGAGTCGATCCCGATGAACCAGCACAACAAGTTCCATGCGGACACGGGCTCGCTCAAGCAGCTGACCCGTGCCGAGCTAGCGGCGCTCGACGCCAAGGAGAAGGAGGAGGTGACCAATGGCTAGGCCCGGTGTCGAAGTCACGGTGCGTGACGCAGCGCCTCCGCGTTCGGCGCCAGTCGGCATCGATGCCTGGTTCGTCACGGGCATCTCGGAGAAGGGCGACGCTACCGCTCCCGTGCTGGTGCGCGGGTTCAGCGAGTTCCAGGACATGTTCGGCTCTCGACTGGCCAACTCGCTCCTGTACGACTCGCTGGACACATTCTTCCGCGAGGGCGGTACGCGCGCGTACGTCAGCCGCGTGGTCGGGCCGTCGCCCGTCAAGGCCGGTGTCACGCTGGTTGATGGATCGGCCGGCAACGTGCTGCGTGTCGATGCCAAGGACTACGGCTCCTATGGCAACTCGCTCAACGTGACGGTCGTGGCGGCGGGATCGGACTACACGATCACCATCACGCACGATACGCTCGGCACGCTGGAGACCAGCCCGCTGCTCGCTGACAAGCAGGCGGCGATCGACTGGTCGGCATCGTCCAGCTACGTGCGCATCTCGTCTGCTGGCGTGTCCGTGCTCGATCCTGCTGCTGTCGCCGCTGCGTCCTTCACGGGTGGCACTGACGACTCGGGAAACGCGGTCGAGGCCAACTGGACGGCGGCGCTCGCTCGCTTCACGTCCGATCTCGGCCCTGGCCAGGTCTCTGCGCCTGGCCGGACGACTTCTGCTGCACAGCTGGCGCTCCTCGCGCACGCTGCGTCGCAGAATCGCGTGGCGCTGATCGATCCGGTCAGCGGCGGCGACAAGGCGACACTGATCGCTGCTGCTGCCGCGCTCCGGTCGGACTCCAACGCTCGCTACGGCGCGATGTTCGGGCCGTGGGCGCAGGTGCCAGGGATCGTGGCCGGAACGCTGCGGAGCGTGCCCTACAGCGCCGTGCAGGCGGGGCTCATGGCGCGGCAGGTGCGCGCGAATGAGCCGGCCGCGGGCTTCAACGGACGCGCGCAGTACGCGGTCGGCCTGGTCACGTCCTTCGTGGACACCGATCGGGAAGACCTGAACGAAGCTGGCGTCAACATCGCTCGCGTGCTCAATGGCGGAGTGACGACGTACGGCTACCGCACGTTGGTCTCTCCGACCGGCCTGCCGGGCTGGCTCTCGCTCGGCGCGACTCGGCTGGTCATGGAGGCCAAGGGCAAGTTCGAGGCCATCGGCGAGCAGTTCGCGTTCGCCCAGATCGACGGCGAGGGCCGAGTGTTCGCCAAGCTCGGCGGCCAGCTGACCGGTGTCTGCATCAACTACTACGAGGAGCAGCAGCTGTACGGTGCCACTCCTCAGGATGCGTTCGCGGTCGATACCGGCGAGGCCGTCAACACTCCGACGACGATCGCTGCCGGTGACATCCGTGCCGTGGTGTACCTGAAGGTCTCGCCCTTCGCGGAGCTGGTTCGCATCGACATCGTCAAGAAGCAGATCACGGAGGCTCTGGTCTGATGTCCACGCAGAACCAGTACGACGTAACGGTGTCGGTGGACGACCCGAATGGCACTCTCGGCCAGCTGGGTACGTTCGACACCATGACCGGCGGCGAGGTCGATTCCGAAGACCTCAAGTACCGCCCAGGCGGGATGGCCGCAACGGTCTCGCTCGGCGGCACCAAGACCGTCGGCAATGTCGTGGTCGGCCGGCTCTACCGTCTGAACCGCGACCACCCGATCATCCACCGCATGACGCAGCTGGTCGGTCGGGCGAACGTGACCGTGTCCAAGCAGCCACTCGACGCCGACGGCAACGCGTACGGCCAGCCTCTGGTCTACACGGGCAAGCTGAAGACCGTCACGCCGCCCGAAGTGGACTCCAACGCCGACGACGCAGCCGTCTGGACGATGGAGATCAGCAGCGCCGGCACGGTCGGCTAGTCAACCACAACAAGGAGACGGATATCATGGCATCCGAAACCGATCAGGGCCAGCACGATCCGCTGGCCGAGGACGTCCCTACGTTCGCACCCGTCGCGCCCGCCAATGCCCTAGAGGCGCTGCGGGCGCGGCGGGCTGAGATCGGCGCCGACCTAGAGAGAGACTTCCCCGTCCCCGGATATGGCGGCATGCTGATCGCGCGCTACCGTCGTCTGGAGTGGGCCGAGGCACGCAAGGCGATCATGTCCAAGGTGAAGCCGAATCAGCCCGTCACGGGCGAGGCTGAGCTGGAGGGCCAGATCGCGTTTCTCGCCAAGGCGTGCATCGGCGTGTACCTGGGTGGCGGCGACCTCGTACAGCTGTCTCCCAATTACGGCCCAGAAGTTCTGGAGGCGCTGGACATTCAGCTGCCGCGCAAGCTCGCGGCTGACGTGATCACGGCGGTCTTCAACAACACCATGGCGATCCCTGCGCACCAGGCCGTCGTCATGAGATGGATGCAGGGCTCCGAAGGCGAGCTGGCTGAGGAGTTCTCGGGGGAATAGCAAGCTCCAACCTCGTGAGGTGGATGGCGGCGGCAGTCTCGGTCGGCTGCGAAGCGGCTGCCGTCGCCCTCCTCCATAGTGAGGATGATGTGGAGCGATCAGTCTGGGTCGAGGTCATCAAGGCCGCGGCCCGGGAGCGGGATCACGAGATGAGGCAGCAGGCGATCTTGAATGCCAACTTCGTACTCAAGGGCCTATTCGGCAAGAAGTGAGGAGGCGAGTCGTGTCCACGAATGAAGACATCAGCATCAGGATTCGACTCCTCCGCGTCCAGCAATTCGTTCGCGACGCTCGCCTAGAGGCCCAGGCCGTTGACAACATCGGCAAGAAGGCCAAGGGCGCCGACCGGAGCTTCAGGGGGCTCGCTGGCTCTACCAATAAGCTGACGCACGGCTTCGGCCTGCTGCACCGTATGTCCTACCTGCTGTCGGTCGGACTGACCGGCGTCGTGGGCATGGTTGGCTATTCTGCTCTGAACTTCGAGCAGCAGATGGCCAAGGTTGCGGCGATCAATGAGACGACCCTCACGGGCGTCAGCGGGCTCTCTGAAGCGGCGATCCAGTTCGGGCAGGACACCCGGTTCAGCGCCACTGATGCAGCGCAAGGCATGTACGAGCTTTCTGCTGCCGGCGTCAAGACTAACGACATCACCAAGGTTCTCAGCGGCACGCTTGACCTGGCAGCAGCGACCGGGTATGACCTTGCCGCTTCTGCTGAAGTCCAGACCCAGGTGCTGAATTCGTTCGGCCTGGGCGCCGAGCAGTCCACCAAGGTTGCGGACATCCTGACCGCGGCGGTGAATACCTCTGCGCTCAAGATGGACGATCTTGGTACGTCCTTCAAGTACGTGGGCGCCGTCTCTCAGCTGCTGAACTTTAGCCTGGAGGACGTGACGACCGCACTCGCCCTGATGGCTAAGGGCGGGCAAACGGGCTCGCAGGCCGGCACGGCGCTCAACACTGGTTTCCTGCGGCTGCTGAAGCCGTCGAATCAGGTTGTCGAGGCGCTTGATAGGCTAGGCATTAGCCTGGATGAAGTACAGGGCAAGCCCCTGCCCGATATCTTGGACAAGTTCCGCGACGCGCAGGAGCGCGTGACCGATACCGTCTATGCTGGCGCCACAGCCACGATCTTTGGCCTCAATGCCATCGACGGTCTCGGTGTTTTGCTGAACTCTACCCGCGGTGAATGGGACGACTTCAGCGCGGCGATGCACAACAGCGAAGGCGTCGCCAAGCGCAACGCCGAGACGATGAACAATACGACGCTTGGGGCGTTGGAGCGACTCAAGGGTGCATTCGAGGCGCTGTTCATCGATGACCTTATGGGGAACTCGCCGGAGATTCAGCGCCAGCTGAATGCGGTGAGCGAATTCCTGACGCGACTAGGCGACGAGGGATCGTCTGCGCTTGGTGACTTCGAGCCCTACTGGACGACCTTCAGCCAGGTTGCAGAAGATATTTGGGTCATCATGCGTGACGGCGTGTGGCCCGCCTTTATGAATGTCAAGGAGATCGTGGAGGATATGCTGGCGCCGTTCGGCGGCCTAACCGGCATCACGGGCGTGCTCGCGGATAATGCCGGCAGCTTGACTCCGATCATCACCGGACTTATCGCCCTGCTAGTCGTCTACCGCACAACGGCTATGGCCGCTGCCGTTGCGAATGCCGTACTTGGCATGAGCTTCCTGACTGCCGGCACGGCGGCAGGTGCCGCAGGTGCCGGGGCCGGCGCCAGGGGATCGCTGATGCGTACGCTGCTGAATCCCAGGGGCTTGGTCGGCAAGATGAATCTCGCGCTCCTTGCCGGCATCGTTGGCAAAGAAGTTAGCGACCGGGCCGGCACGAGCGATGAGATTCACGATGTCTATATGAGCACTCTTGGCGGCTTTGGAGAGTGGGCAGCACGAGGAATCGGCAGCATCACCAATGCTGGCTCTCATCCCGGCCAGGAGCTTCCTGGCGGTATCCGCGGTGGATTGCGCGGTCCGAGCGATGCCCAGCAGGTTCGTTCGGTGGTCGATCCGATCGAGCTTACTGCTGACGACCTTGGGTTCTTGGAGCACAAGAGGTTGACGCCACTGGAGATCAAGGTGATCCTTGACGGTCGCGAGATCGCCGCTGCGGTCGCTACCCGACAGGTTGATATGAGGGCTCGCTACTAATGACCGCTCCTCGCCCAGCATTCGTACGATTCGTCTCCGAGTCCATCGAGAAGGAGATGACGGGCCTGTGTGGCCCCAACCCGCCGAAGATCGTCAGCGGATACGGCGGCTGGGAAGTCATCAACCGACCTCGCAAGCGCGGTACGATCGAGTGGGGTGGCGTCGAGCCGCTGCGCATGCGCATCGACTTCTTGCTGGATGCCTGGGGCTATGATACCGCCTACGACAATGTCAACGATGCCGTTGAGATTCTCGATACGATGGCGTCGCCTGTCAAGGAAGGGGTGCCGCCGCCGATCGTGCGCGTGACCGGCAGCACTGTTCCGCGCGGCCGTGACGTACAGTGGGTCATCGAGGAGCTAGACTGGGGCGACACGATCTACAACACCGAGGGCGATATCCTTCGCCAAGAGGCGCTGGTGACGCTGCTCCAGGCCGATGCTGCCGAACACCTGCGCAAGCTGAGCCCTTCCAAGAAGCGGCAGCAGAGGCCGAAGCCTCGTCGGAGCGGCCAGCCGGTTGGACACGTCCGCGGCGGAGTGTATCGCTGGAAGAAGGGCGATACGTTCGGTAAGTTGGCCGAGCGCTTCATGGGCGGCGCTAAGTACGCTGCTCAGTTGATGAGGTTCAACAACATTCGCGACCCGAAGACCGTCAGGGTTGGCGACATCATCAGGTTCCCCTAGTGCCTAAGCGGTATCAAATTGGCGACGATCAGATCGCAGGCGGCGCAGCAGGGTCGCTTGGTGATCTGAGCCTTGGTGATATCAAGCTCCGCGGCAGGAACATCTCCATGTTCCTACATGAGTTCATCACCGACGCGACCTTTGACCGCATGATCACTGGCGCGAGTACGCTGACTCTTGAGGTTGAGGACTATGATCGGAAGCTGCTTGACAGCAAGTTGATCAAGGAGGCATCGCGCGCTAGCATTGACAAGCTTGACTTCGTGCTGGCACAGGTGCGTAAGCAGGGCAACAAGCTGACGCTCGTGTTCGAGGACTGGGCCGTTGCCGAACTACGCAAGAAGAAGGGCGCCAAGAAGGCATTCCGCGACACTACGACACGCGCGCAGTTCATCGAGCGTCTGGTCAAGGAAGTGCCCGGGCTCAAGTATTACTCTCCTGAGAAGGATGTTGTCCAGCCGATCGAGCCTGCCGAGACTGCCAGCGAGGAAAGCGCAGACGATCCCGAAGCCGATGGCGTCAATGGTCGTGATCGCGGATTCCCTCGCGGGACGCCTGCTGGCATCACCATCGAGGGCGTTCCTGCGACGCGCGATCAGGTAGACAACATCGAGCAGGTGATCAACCTCGGCCTGCGCCTGCGTATGCCCGAGCGCGTGATCGAATCTGCGGTGGCGACGATCCTGACTGAGTCTCGCGCGCGTAACCTGCCTGGTGGCGATGAAGATAGCGTTGGCCTATTCCAGCAGCGCCCGTCTCAGGGGTGGCCGGCCACTCGCGATATCAACATCGATGGTACTGAGTATTACAAGCGGGCACTACGGACGTACGAGAATAACCTCAGCGTCAATAAGACCGTGCTAGAGATCCACGTGTTGTCGCAGATGGTACAGCGCAGCTATGCGAATACTCCTGGTCCGACGTATGGCGAGAACTACCGCAGGTTCGAGCCCGAGACCTTGAACATCATGGATCTGTTCTTCGGCGGCGATGGCGTCGATACCGGATTCGATCAGGTCACGTACGAGCGTTACGAGTTCACGCGCGGCACCGAGGATGATCCCAATGAGGACTCCTGGACGTGCATGCAGCGGCTCGCTGAGGAAGTCCAGTGGCGATGCTTTGCAGTTGGCAAGACAATCTATTTCGTGCGTGATCTTCGGCTGCTGAAGAACAAGCCGCTGGCTACGATCGCAGAGTTCAGCGATGGTGTTGACTACATCGACTTCGACTATGATGTTGGCAAGAAGGTATCTAGTGGAACGGTCTATGGCCGTGCATCGCGCTGGGCCGTACCGCCCGGTGCGATCTTCCTGCTGGAGCATATGGGGCCGGCCAACGGTCGGTTCATCGTCAGCAGTATTCGGCGAGCGATGTACAAGACTGCTACTGAGATCAGCTTTGTCGGACCGCGCCCGACGCTCCCCGAGCCTACGCCAGACGAAGCAGTCAGCAATGATCCGGGTGTTGGCGATCCGGTCTCCGGTGTTGGCGCTGATCGCGTTCTGAACTGGGCACTCGCTCGCGTGCCGGAGGCCGACCCCAATAACGGCTATGTATATGGTGCCAAGCATAACCGCAGCCTTAGCGAGATGCGGACGACTACGGATGACCAGCCGCCGTTCGACTGCTCGTCCTTTGTCGCGCATGCTTGGGCTCAGGTCGGCGTGTATATTGGTGACTATACGCAGGCCCAGATCAGCCTGGCGCGAGCGACCGAAGGCGTCGTCATTGGTGGCGCATCGGTCAGCCCGCAGATCGGTCGGCCCGAGGGCGGTTGGATCGCAGGAGACCTCATCTTCCCGCACTCCGGGCATGTAATGATGGCCACTGGCCGCGCAGACGAAGTTGTCGAGGCGCAGCAGACATCGGTTGGCATCGTGATCCGGCAGGATCGCATTCCCTCCATGCCCTTCTTCTGGTGCCGGTGGGGTGCTAAGATACCTTCACAGTTCCGTACCACCGATCGATCCGACGACATCACCATCGGCGATAACCCTCTCTCATGACTCACGAACTTCACGACACCGCTCGCAGGATGCACCAGGCCCGACCGGCTACGCGCCGATCGCAGTCTGGTGTAATGCCGGCCGTGGTCAGCCGTGTAACAAGCGGAGAGGTATTCGCCATCGTGCCCGGGTTCAGCATGAATCACGAGTACGGCCCGCTCATCGTCCCGCCTGATATGGATGATCCGGTTGTTGGCACCGACTGCCTGATCGCGGTCACCGGAGACAAGTCGTGGTTCGTTAGTCCGATTGTGGCCAGCGGCCCTGCTGGACCGACAGGCGCTGCCGGTGCTGACGGAGAGAAGTGGTTCAGCGGCTCGGGAGTTCCTGGCGGCGGAACGGGTGTCATAGGGGATTGGTACTTGGACACGGCTACCGGCGACGTGTACGAGAAGACCGGTGCAAGTACCTGGACATTGCGTGGGAACATCAAGGGGCCGACCGGCGCGACCGGTGCAACGGGCGCGACGGGAGCCGCTGGGTTCCTCACAGGCGAGATGCGGGCTATCGGCGGATCGGCTACGCCCACCAACTGGCTCGACTGCGACGGAGCGGCGGTCTCGCGCACCACCTATGCGCTGCTGTTCACGGCGATCGGCACCGCGTATGGCCCAGGCAACGGCACGACTACCTTCAACGTGCCTGACCTCCGCGGTCGTGCGCTGATCGGTAGCGGCACGGGCACGGGCGGTGCAGCTTCCGGCGCATCAGGCACCGCGCCAGCGGGCGGCTCTGCGTTGACAGCCCGCACGCGAGGTGACTGGAACGGACGCGAGACGCATACGCTATCCACAGCAGAGATGCCGTCGCACTCTCACAATGCTGTAGCGGGTCAGTTCATGGAGTTCGCCGGCTTGGCTGTTTCTCCGGGCGCCGGTCTGGCTGCTCCGTCAACCGTGCATACTGCTACGGCTGCAACGGGTGGCGGAGGGTCGCACCCGAATGATCAGCCTTGGCTCGCTGCTCACTTCGTCATCTACACGGGGCTCTGATGGCACCTACTCACTTTGCATACCCGTTTCGCTGGGGCGCCAACATGCACGCACTGGAGAATGAGCAGGATACGCCAGAGGACGTCGCGGCATGCGTCGAGTGCCTGATCAGGACTTCTCGCGGTCATCGTCCCGACAACCCTGACTTCGGACTCCCGGATGTTGTATTCTCTATGCCCGTCAAGGTCGGACTGATCCAATCGGCTATCTCTGATGGTGAACCGCGTGCGCAGGTGGATGTGACCGATATCAGCGTGCAGATGATCCAGGACAATGATGCGCTTGTTGCGCATATCAGGGCGGCCATCCTGTGAGTACCCCCGAACGCTTCACATGGAAGTCAACTATGCCTTACATCCCCTTCCCGATCACCACCAATCCCGACGAGCTTGTCGAGGACGCATTCGCTTACCTGGAATTCAACGTTCCGGGCTGGGTGCCGGCGGAGGGGAATCTCGATGTCTGGGTGCTAGAGGCGTGCGCGCGCATGGCCTCGACCACCCGCGATATTGCTGCTGACGTTCCTGACTCGATCTTCCAACGGTTCGGCACTGACCTGATGGGCTTGCCCTACAACCAGGCGGCCCCTGCTCGTGCAGCAGCTACGTTTACCGTCGTCAATCCTTCGGGCTTCACGCTGCCCGCGGGGCTGGCCGTCGCTGCCACGGACAGCGCTGGCATCGAACGCGTATTCCGCGTCGAGACCACCGTGGTAGCGGCGGCCCTCGAAACTTCGATCACCGCGCAACTAGTCGCCAACGAGGTCGGTGCCGCATACAACGGCTTGACTGCTGCATCGCCTGTCCGCCAGATCGACGCGTACGTCGGCATTACCGCCATCGAGTTTGACGAGACCACGAGCGGCGGTGCCGATGCAGAATCGGACGTGGCGTACATGGTCCGGCTCTCGCGCCGGCAGGTTACGATCTCGCCCTCCTTCAATGTTGCCGCGGACGCTGCACTCCTATCAATGGATCACGAGTCGGTCGGACGCGCTCTCGGCATCGACTTGTACAATCCGACAGGTCCTGATCCCGCTGCTGGTGGACACATCTCTGTAGCGGTAACCGATATCGCCGGCAGCGCACTCAGCGGGCCTGTCAAGGCCGAGGTCGAGGCTATGCTGGAGGCATATCGACAGACCAACATCGCGATTCACGTCATCGATCCGACCTACAGCGATATTGATGTTACAACTACTGTCAAGGCACTACCGGGCTACGACACGGCAACGGTTGACACAGCGGTCACAGACGCGATCATCAGCTATCTCGATCCGGGTCTTTGGGGATCGCCAGGGCGCGCAGGTGAAGACCCGTCAAATCCCTACCCTTGGCGCAACATCGACAAGGTTCGTTTCCTGGAGGTTGCGCAGGTAATCAATGCCGTGGATGGTGTGGACTACATCGTCTCGCTGACAGTGAACGCAGGCTCCGCCGATGTCACGCTGACCGGGCCGGCGCCTCTCCCGAATGCTGACGCGATTGCCGTGACGGTGACTTGATGCCAAACCGCGAGTGGAACTACGACAACATCGATCTTCAGCAAGAGGTTCAGCTGGGATCGTTTGCACAGGACATGTACGAGGACATGGCGCCTGTTACGCATGCCGATAAGCAGCATGGCTGGCCACTGGCCCAATACTGCAACTCGATCGGCGTGATGTTCCAGGACATCGAAGACCTTGTACGGTATCCGTCCAATTGGTCGGACGTACTCGACCCCGATACTGCGCCTATCAAGTCTCTCGGTTGGCTAGCGCAATTCGTTGGCGTACGGCTAACCGGCAGCATGACGGAGGACGATGCCCGGGCTGCTATCCGCAATGAGACCGGTTGGATGCGCGGCACTCCCCAGGCACTCCGCGAAGCAGCGCGGCGCTCTGGCGGGATGGTCGGGTTCGAGGACGACGGCGTAGTCAACATCTTCGAGTTCTTTGGCGGCGATGAATGGGCCATTCACGTAACGACTCTGGCGATTCAGACCAACGATGATACATTGGTAGAGGCTGCCCTGCTCGATCCCAAGGTAAAGCCGGCTGGCGTGATCCTAACCTACGCCACGCAGACCGGCATGATCTTCCAGCAGTTGACTGACTCGGGCCGTGACTTTGCCGATGTCGATGCTGACTTCACCGACTTCGATGATCTGAGGGACTCTGACCCATGAGCACCACCACTCGTCTCACGTACCCCTATCCGACCGGTGCTGACGCTGCCGACGTCCCTGCATGGATGGAGGATCAGGCACTCCTCCTCGATGACATCATGGCCTGGGACGTCCAGGGCACGATAGCTGCGCGTCCTGCCGCTGGCAAGCGCGGTCGCTACTACACTAGCACTGATGAGACGGATGGCCCCATCCTGTACAGGGATACCGGCGCTGCGTGGATGCGGGTCACGCCGAACCCGACCTATTCTTGCAAGTTGGTGTACACAGGAACCTCCGTCAACAAGTCGCATGTAACGGATGCCAGCGGGTGGTCTGGTGTGTCGGCTATCGGCACGGCACTAGGGACTTGGACGGAGCGATATGACACGCATCCCTCGGGCATGCACAGCACCGTTTCCAACCAGAATCGGATCGTCATTCCGCATGCCGGTAAGTGGAGATACCACGGCCGCATTAGCTTTGGGCTATCAACTCTAGGATACACGACTGGTACTGCTGACCGCCGTGCCATTGCTTTGCGTGGTCTGCGCGGTGCTGCGGCATATGCCCGCAGGAATGAAAGCGTTATCTCTGTACAAGCCGGAGGTCTAATCGAGACCATTGAGATTGAAGTCGAAGACCTCTTCTCTGCCAATGACTACCTCGGCTTGGAATTCGACATCGGTGCTGCCGCGTCCGGCACAGTTCCGATGTACGGCTCGACTGCCTTTGGCAATGTCGGCGAGTACACAACTGAGTTTGACTGCCACTTGATCAGCACGCTCTAAGGGGAGAGGCGATGCCGACACTTTGGCATAGAGGATTCAGGAGATACCGAAAGCAGAGGCTAGAGACATGGATCGCTCTGGCGGCCGTAGTGACCGGATTCATGCTGCTGTTACCGTGGACGCACGACGAGTTCAGCGAGGCATCTATCAAGCGCGCATTCGGTCCGGCGGACTATGTGTGGAGTATCGCCTACTTCGCCGGAGGTCTACTGACCATCTATGGGATTCTGAAAGAGAACGCCAAGAAAGAGGGCTATGGCCTGATCGTTCTCGAAGGCGCTCTGATGATCCGGATGATTGCAGTAGTCAACTTCGCGGGCCTCCGGGGGATCACGTCGTCCTTCCTCACAATCGCTCTGATGGTAGTGATTGGGGACAAGATATACGAACTATTCCAGGATTACCACCTGGCGCGACGACACGAGGAACTGACTGGGAAGAAGTTGCGCTGATGGCTACAGTCGGAGAGATCGCAGTCATCGCAAGCACAGCGGCCACAGTCGGCAGCGTGGCCGGAGGACTCGTGCTGAACGCCATCAAAGGACGCGCTGAAGCCGGCAAGCTAGGTGTTGACGCCACCCAGGTTACGATCGAGTCAGCACAGATCAGCGTAGGTATCAGCAGGGAAGTGCTAGAGGATGTCTACAAGGTTCTGGAGGACGTCAAGGAACAGGTTGAGCAGCTTCGTAAGGAGAACCAACACCTTCATACGTTGCTGCGCGCAAAGGAAGACGAGAACACTGAGCTAAGGCGCCAGAACATCACGTTGGAGGAGGAGCTACTCAGGATCAAGCTCCGAGAGCCCCGTCGCGCGGATGATCCAGGTCACGTAGACTTTACTCAGCCGCACCGGCGTCTAGGAGAGGAAGGGGGTGAACAATGAATCAGCAGCAGCTAAAATGGCTCAGGCAGTCGGCCGTGTACCGCGGCATCCGTTCGGCCGTCATCACACCGATCAGCATGTTCATGGGTCTTTGGCTCGGTGACGGTACGCTAACCGGTGCGTGGGACGTGATCGCGGACAACTGGAACGTCATGGGCGGCGCTACATTGGCGTCGTTTCTGATTGCGGTTGGTGTTCGGCGCTATGTCGATCCGTCTCGCGTCCCGTCGCTCACCGATCCGCCTGTCGATCCGCCTGTGGACGACATCAAGAAGTAGAGATCAGGCAGCCAGTAAGTCCCGGGCTTCGGCCCGGGCATGGCGCAAACAAGGAAGGATCATGGCAACATTCGCAAACCGTATCATCGACTCCGCTGAGGCGGATGTTGGTGAACACGAAGTCCCCTGGGGCTCCAATGATGGCCCCTTCGTCTTCGGTGAGGTGCAGCTACCATACGATCCGGTGCCGCCGCCGTTCTACCGCGGCCTGGCCTGGTGCGGCATGGCGGTAGGCAAGTGGACGCGTGATGCCGGTGCCGACGACTGGAAGACCGTATGCTCGCCCAGCACAGCGCTTATGGCGCAGTACGCCCGTGACCACGGTCTCGTCGGCGCAGCACGTCCGGGCGCGTACATCATCTGGCCTGGGAAGCACGTAGAACTGATCGTCGCGCTCGCCGGCCTTGGCGTCGTGAACACGATCGGCGGGAACACGAGCGACATGGTGGCACATCGCGTGCGCAGCACGGCTGGCACTGTCATCATGTGGCATCCGCTGCTGAAGGGCGAGAAGACCGAGACCGAGGATGCGGTCCGCTTCTGGTTCCACGATCCGCAGGCCAAGGTTCTGAAGTCGCAGTGGTTCAAGACCAAGGCGGCTCGCACCAAGTGGCTCAACCGGATCAGTGCTGACTGGCGCGAGCGAGCTACGCTGATCAGCAGCCCACGTGACGGCTACCGTGTCCACATCGGGCCACGCAAGGACTACGGGCCATTCCGCACGCGCGAGGCGCGCAACAAGGCGATGCGTCGCGTCCAGGCTGTCATGCACTACAACGATCGGGTGCTGGTGCCGTACAAGACGGGCACCGAGGGTGGCAAGAAGGCGCCGAGCATCCCTGACCAGCTGGGGAAGACGCAATGAACTCGGCCGATCACAACATGCCAGCAGACGACCTGGTGACCTTCCCTGCGGTGCCGGTCGATGAGCTGTACGACGATGAGCGCGAAGCACCCGTGCCTGACCAGCCGATCGAGGACGTTGGTGAACAGCGCCAAGACGTCCCGACGGCTGACCTCAAGCCCGAAGACAAGCAGCGAAGGTAGTTAGGGCCTATCTAGTTGCGCATGGCCGGTAGACATGCTAAGGTGCTGCTAGCTGTCGAAGGGAGGTGAAATACATCATGGCACGTAAGACCAGCGCGAGGACGGGCAAGCCCACCCCCAGCGCCGCCGGCAAGGCTGTCCAGAACGCATCGGACAAGGCGGCCAAGGAGGAGGCCAACCGCATCCTCGCCGAGATCGTGTACGACCTGCGCGAGAACCAGGGTCAGACCTGGGCTCAAATCTCGGACTCTGTCGGTTGGGGTGACGGGAACGCGCAGGGCCGGCTCCAGTTCCTGTACTTCCAGGAGCAGGCGCGTCGCGATCCCTCCCTGCGCATCACCTACAAGTCCCGGGCTGACCTGGGCAAGAAGGTGGTCGCGCTGCGGAACCGCAAGGCCGACCCGCTGTCGTGGGGTAAGATCGCTGCGTTCGCCGGAGTTGGCGAGGGCATGATCAAGGCTGTCTACGCCGAGGCCAGCGGTGGCTCGCACGTCGGCCATCGCATCGGCAAGGGCGGCCGTCGCATCGATGGCGGTTCCGCACCGAAGTCCGGCAAGCCCGCTGCCAAGGTTTCCAAGCCCGCTGCTGCGGGCAAGACGACCGGGAAGCGACGGGCTGCCAAGGCGGCACCTGCTCCGGAAGCGAAGCCCAAGGCCCGCGCGCCGCGCCGACCGGCCCGCCGGACGACCGCCTAGCACGCCAACTGAATCCCGCTCCTCCGGCCGACGTTCGCGTCGATGCTGCGAGGGGCGGGATTCGGCATGGTCCGGGCCGATCCTAGCCTGTTTACGGCTCCGGGAGCCCTCCCGTACCCCTACGGGACTAGCTGCCCGGGAACGGCCCTCTAATCGCCTCGCCCGGAATCGATTCCGGCATGCGCCTTGCTAATTGTCATGATGGCGTGCGATTCTATACGGAGTCCCGCATCCGAGTAGGAGGCTGCAAATGACCAAGCTCTACAGCATCGATCGTAATGGCGTACACGGGAATCCGCCTCCCGTTGGCGCTCCGCCATTGGTGAATCTGGACGACGGTGTGGAGGACGATCCGCTGGCGGGCGTAGGCCAGGTTGGCGTCATCGAGGCCCGTCCGCCCGAGCGCCGCCCGAGCGTACCGCCTCCCACCGAGCCCCAGCTGAAGTTCGTGCGTGACCTCTGCGAGCAGCGGGGGTTGGACGTACCCGACCTCAGCCAGTACGATCGCAAGTCGATCAGCACGCTCATTGGCGAGCTCAAGGCCAAGCCGCCTGCGCATCCGGTCAAGATCATCGCGGTTGGCCACGTCGAGCCGCCCGACGAGACCGCCCATGCGCTGTCGCTGATCCAAGACGGTGTCGCGCAGTACATCCCGGCAGGCAAGTACGCGCTCCCGAACTCCATCAATGCCGAGAACGACCATTCGTTCTGGTCGGTCTGGATCAACGACGACGGCACGCGCTGGAACGTGCGACAGATCGTCGGCCCCAACCTGGAGGCGATCGCGTTCCGCCAGGTAATGAACGTGCTGCATGCGATCGGTGCCAACCCCGAGGAGGCCATGGCGCGCTACGGGCACCTGATCGGCACGTGTGGCATCTGCTCACGTCGCCTCACCAACGAGGTCTCGCGCCGAATCGGCATCGGCCCGATCTGTCGCAAGCGCGTCGGCTGGTCGTAGTTCACCCCCAACGAAAGGAACAACAATGCGTATCTCGATCCCCACGGCTCTCGCCGGAGCCGCCATCGCCCTCGCAGTCGGCAGCATTGGCGGCGTGTCGTTCGCCATCGACGACGATCCGCTGCCCGATGCCAACCGGGTGCCGTCGCTCGCGTCGCACGTCATCCTGGGCCGAACGGTCGATGCCCAGGCCAAGCGCATCGCCACGCTGGAGCGCCAGATGCGTCTCGTGCAGGATCGCGCCGCCGAGGCCACCAACTTCACGCGTTGTGTGCGCTCGGTGCTGCCTACCATGGTCGATGCCGACGGCAAGCTGACCGTTCCGGCCGGTAGCGAGCAGCCCGAGTTCTACCTCATCAAGCTGCTGCCGCGCTGCGTTGGCCAGGGAACATGGCTATCGTAATAGCCATTCTTGTCGTGCTCGGGCTGTACCTGCCATACGCGATCAAGAGGATCTGGTGGGACACCAACCCGAAGCGGTACGAGCACTACCTCAGGTTCCGCAACAAGCGCGTTGGCTAGCGGCAAAGAGCCGTACTTGCGAAATGGCTTATTCGTCCGCTAAGGTACGTCGGATAGATAGTCCCGCCCGCTAGGGGCGGCCCCGCCCGGGCGAAGGGGCAGGGCCGCCAAGCGGCGCAGGCAAGCGACGCACGAGAGGAGACTAGCATGGCCAACAAGGTGTTCGCAAGTTTCACCCCTGACGGAGAGCGCATCAAGCTGGCGTTCGGATGGACGCGAGAGTTGTACACCATCGTGGAATCCCTTGCGGGGCGGGCGTTCGTGCCGCGCGAGAAGTCGCCTGACGGGACGGCCTACTGGACGATCCCGAAGGATATCGCCATCGCCCGCGAGGCGCGCAAGAAGCTCAAGAGCGCACTCGTGCTGGATGACGAGATCAAGGCTTGGGCTCACGAGCACGTCAAGCGCGAGCGCAACATGCTGGCGGTCAACAACGCAGAGACAGCTACGCTCCACACGCTGCCGCACTCCAATCCCGAGCTTTACGAGTTCGTGGCTACGCGTCCGTACCAGCTGGCGGATATCGCGTTCATGGCGGCAGCAGCAAATCCGCTCAACGCGAATGCGCCCGGCCTTGGCAAGACGGTCGAGACGATCGGCGCCATCTTCGAGGCAGGCATGGGCGCGGGGCAGCATCTCATCGTGGCGCCGCTTACCTCGATGGAGGTCGTTTGGTGGTTCGAGCTAGATCGGTGGCAGCCGTACGACATGCTGATGTCCATCGGCAGCGCGCATGCCCGGCATGAGGTCATCATGGATGCCGTGCATATGGCGCGCGAGGGAACGCCGTTCTTCCTCATCATCAACCCTGCGCAGCTTCGCGGTAAGGACGCAGCGCACATCATGGCAACCAACTGGACGACCGTAACGGTCGATGAGTTCCACAAGTGCGGACTCTCCAATCCGAAGACCGCCACGAGCAAGGCGCTGCATGCGCTCAAGGCGCAGAAGCGGATCGCGTTGAGCGGCACGCCGATCGGCGGCAAGGTTGCGCGGCTGTGGGCCGTCCTCAACTGGCTAGAGCAGGAGACGTTCAAGTCCAAGTGGAACTGGATCAAGACGTGGTTGGAGACCACGAAGGGCTATGGCGGTTCGCTTGAGGCCGGCGAGATCAAGCGTTGGCGCTTGGAGGAGTTCAACGAGTACCATGCGCAGTTCATGGTGCGCCGGCTGCGCGAGGAGGTTCGCACTGAGCTCCCTGATAAGCAGCGAATGGACATCTGGGTCACGCTGGACGATCCGGCGCAGGCCAAGCAGTACCGCGACTTCGCACGGGCAGCAGAGATTCGGATCGAGGAGGAGTCGCTCAGTGCCACCTCGATCCTCGCGGAGTATACGCGTCTGCGCCAGTTCGCGATCGCGGAGCAGCGGCTCGTCAAGGAGGCGACCAACCACAAGGACGGCACGCGCACCGAGTTCATCACGCCATACCCCACCATGAACTCGTGCAAGCTCCCGCAGGTGCAGCGCATCTTGGAGGAGCAGGGCGTCATCGGGGAAGACCAGTCTCCGATTACGAAGGGCGATGGCAAGCGCGAGCACGCGCAGGTCATCATCTTCTCGCAGTTCTCGAAGGTCGTTGACATGACCTGTGAGTGGCTGATGGAGCAGGGCATCCCCGAGGAGGAGATCGGCCGCATCACTGGCGCCGTCTCCGAGCGCGAGCGCGGCCCGATCATCAAGAGGTTCGAGGCTGGCAATACCTACCGCGTGCTCGCAATGACCTCGACTGCCGGCGGCATGAGCATCACGCTGAACCAGTCGGACGCCATCATCTTCCTAGACGAGACCTTCAACCCGGACGACCAGACCCAGGCCGAGGATCGCAACCGTGAGAACACGGCCGAGATTTACTACATTCGCACCAGGGGCACGATCGAGGAGTACGTCTACTCCATCACCCGGGAGAAGATGGATACGAACTGGAACGTGCTCGATCTGCGCCGGCTCGGGCTGCGCGCCGATCGCATCGCGGACGAAGCACTCGCCGCAGGAGCGTAGAGCGGGGCCGTGCGGGCACCGTAGAGACCGGGCTAGCGTCGCAGGAAGGGTATTCGTTGCCCGAGACGCTAGCCCGGTCTCTACGGCTCCTCTACGGGGCTTCGGCGGAGCCCGCGCAAGCGCGACGCGTGCATACGTGCGAGCCTCCCGCATACGCGCCCGAGACCGGAAGGCTTCCGCGCGCGGGAGGGAATCTTGAACGAGCAGAAGCAAACCTGAGACCTTAGACCCCGCGCGCCTACGCGGGAGGAATGGAGGCCATTATGGCACAAGTCATCATGACGCGCGAGCAGATCGTCACCATCGAGAAGCTCAGCGAGACATTCGACCAGATCGACGATCGCGTCAACTATCCGTTGCGAGTGCCAGGTATCGAGCACCGGGTTTGGCGTTTGGTACAAGACCCCGAGGGGGATGGCAGTATAGACCTCTGTGAAACGAAGTCGGAGCTTGGCATTCGGATCGGCGTGAATGGCGATATCAGGCCGATTCCTGATGCGAGCCGACGCTATCCATGATGCGAAGCCCGCGCTAGACGTTTGGCGTCGGACCGTGCTACGCTTCGCATCCCGGGTGACTGACCGGCGCGAATGGGGTGCGGCTTCTGCTGGTAATAAGGCTAGAGGCGACCTTCGTCAAGTCGACGCGCGTCGCAGGCGTAACGCGCCGGTCAGTCAGCGCAGGCATCGAAAGGGCGACATGGCAAAGATTATTCCAATGGTGAGCGGGCGAAGCGACGGCGCAGCTACACCCAAGCCGCGACGCGTGAGCCGTGCGTCCGGGGCTCCCCCTGCCCCGGACGCGCTCCCCATGCTGCGCACGAGCGAACGTAAGTCATACAACCGCTGCCGGCAGGCGTGGTGGTGGGAGTACGTCGAGCGGTGGAAGCCCAAGGACGAGCGCAAGGCGCTGACCTTCGGTACGCTCATCCACGCAGCACTAGAGTTGTACATGCCGCCCGGCAAGAAGCGCGGGCCGCATCCCTCAACCACCTTCGCTGCGCTCTACGATCTGCACATCAAGCAGGGCGGGCTTGGTCTCGGCAAGAAGGACGACGAGGGCGAGTGGATGCACGGACGCGACCTTGGCATCGATATGCTCGATGGCTACGTAGAGACCTATGCTGAGCACGATGCCAGGTACGAGGTCATAGCCAGCGAGCACACGTTCCAGACGCCAATCCTCGATCCCGAGACCTC